TGAAATCAAAGATGCCAAACTTAAAGATGGAATGTTGACTATAAAAATGGAACGCATTGTTCCAGAAGAAGACAAGCCAGTATCTATAAAGATTAAATAATTATTTATAGAATATGTGTGCTTCTATCTGCACAGTTTTATTTAAATAGTTAGACCAGTTAGGTTTAATATAATCCGCATGATACCATAAAGAATTTTCTGTAAGGTCAGGATAATATTTATCTAACACTAACTCTGCTATTGATATAGACTTTACCCACGTTTCAGAGTCGGTTGGTTGGTCTGGTTTGCCATCACAAAACCAACTAAACTGACATCTGTTTCGTGTGGGAACTTCTTCACCTTTCCAGTTTGTAGTCCATTCAGCTTGATATACAACTTCACAAACTGTATTAGGAAATTGGAAATCTTTCACGCGGTTTAAAGTTACATTGGCTACTGCAACTTTACCTACGAGAGGTTGATTGCCTGCTTCAAAGTAAATGTTTTTTGCGAGACAAGTTATGTCGTGTTCTGTTACATAATTTGAAGTGTATCCTGTGTTGATAAGTAGACTAAGTAAAACAGCTAATATCTTTTTCATATTATTTCTCCTGTAATGCTTGTAACTCTCCCTGTAAATAATCGTGCAAGTTAAAAAGTTTTCCTTTACTTTTGTTTATGACGCTTCTGACAATCCAAGCCTCGTCAACATGAAACAATCTATCAATATGTTTTTCAGGGAGCATTGAAAGTTCAGTTATTAATTGATTGTCTCTGTTGAGGAGAACTTTAAAGCTTATTAAGTTTGCTTCTGTTTTTTTAAAATCCTTTTCCATTAAATTATTTCACATGTACCTGCGCTACACGCTAGTTCCTTTGTATTTTCTGTGTTATCTTCTGTTTCATATTCAGTAATCTTTGACCAATCAACTGTATCAGTAGTTTTCTTTAGCCATTTCCTATACTCATTATAAGTTATCTCTTGATAAGGAGCTTGTTTGTATGAATGATCTGAGTATGGTAAGAAAGAGATACCCGATATATCATCAAAGTTTTTATGTACCCAAGCACCTACTTCTAACCATTCATTTTCTTTTACTGAGATAGTTACAGAAGGTTTATGTTCACACCATTGGTCTTGATAATCTTTCCAAATTTTCAAATGTTCTACTGCTGTCAAGTCTTTTCGAGTCAACGCACCTTTAGGACTCTTCATTGGAAAATAAAATACCAAAGTATGTTCTGGTTTAGTAAGATCATCTTCGTGATAAACTCCTGCATCAACCATAAGTTTAGCTAGAGGATCTTTCTTATCTGCTCTTACTGTACGAATGTAGTATGGACTGTGCCTAGTGTGAATACCAGAAGCACTATCAACTAACTGACTCACAGTACCGCTAGGTTTAACGCAAGTAATAGCTGCTGATTGTGGTATATCCATTTTTGTAGCCCATATTTTATTGTATTTAATAGCTACCTGTTTAAGTTTTTCTAAATCTATTTTACCATTTAGCATATCTTTATTGTCCATGATACCTGTCAGAGATACACCAAGTAAAGATTCTTCTTCTGTGTTTTGTTTCCATTTGCTAGTCAAGTATCTAAAGTTTGTAAGTGTAGCTTGAAATGTTCCAAGAACTGTAGCAGCTTTGACTTTAGATTCTAAGGTGTTCTGATCATCATCAGGTCTAACAACAACCTCAGTTAGATTACAGAACTGTTTGTTGCGTAGGATAATTTCACTACAAGGATTACATCCAAAGTGTTCATACTCTTCTCTTCTTCCGTTCTTAGCGGCTTGTTTCTCTGCTGCTTGACGATTAAAGATACCACGCTCACCGCTTTTAGATTCGTATAGTGATAACCACTCACGCATAAACGCACCAGTTTCTGCAGCATCTGTATAAGCTACAGAGTTGTTAGATAAAGCTCTCTGCTGGTTGTCTTCCCACCAAGCACCTGACTTAGCATTGCGCATACGGTTGTCTGAGAGGTTGCTGAGAGAGATTAAAGCACTTCGCCTTACTCCCCCTACGACTACCACTTCTGCGACCTTACACATCAAATCATGGCAATCTATGGACACAAGTTTACGCTGTCCTTTTGTAATAGCATCACGGAATATGTTGATAGTAAAATCAAATAACTCTTCAAGCGGAGCAGGACCACTAGCACGACCACCAAATGTTTTAAGTCTAGCACCATAAGGTCTTACATTAGATACATCCCATGTAGGAATTTGTCCTGAATAAAGTAATGACAATAATTCTTTATAAGCTTTTGCCCACCCTATTTTAGAATCAGCTACTTTAATAACTGTATCTGTAGCAAACAAATCTTCTGGAAGATCTGGTAGTTCATTTATATATTGACGCTCTACACTAAACCCAACACCAGTACCACACATAAGTATATAAAGTGTTTCATCAAATGCACGAACATTATCTACAGCAACATAGCTACAGTTAAAACCTGCAACATTATCTTTTTCTAAAGCTTCTCCTGCTGACATCAATGCTCTCATGCTTGGCATAATGTTTAAATGGAGAACAGCTTTTTCTAAATATTCTCTAGCAGCTACATAGTCGTGTTTATTTAACATAAACTTTTCAACTAAATGTTTTTCAAAGAAATCAAAGTATCGAGATACTGTTTCGCTCCATGTTTCTCTGCGTTGTTTTTCTTCATTCCATCTTGCGTACCTACTTAAATGAATAAACTGTTGATAGTTAGTAGGTAAACTTACATTTTTATTTGTCATATTACTCCCCTTACATTTTCAGTTACTACTAATAAATAAGAAGTAGCTGAAAGCAGTAAAAATACGACAGGCATAAGAGCATCCCATAACTCTACTTCTACTTCTAATGTTCCTCTAGTTCCGACCACAGATATTTGAGCTAGGATATAACCTAAACATATTATACTTTGTGTTAGAGATAATCCTGCTAACAACAAAGCTCCTCGAATGTCTGTAGTCCATAAAAAATATCCTGCTGTTATCATACCTATGAAAGGTATCATATATAATAATCTACTAAGCACTATAAAACTCCTTCTTTGTTTCTTCTAAAATATTTAGCAGTTGTTTTTCATACCACTCTGCTTTCTTTAAATCTTCTATTCCATTCTTGTATCTGAATCTCCATCTGTACTTTTGTGAATTACCACGCAAGTAACCTATGTATTCTTCTGTACTTAACATAGCTTTAATAGAGTCGATACATTCAATACTTCCCTGATTATAATGTTCAGGATTATTAACCATGTCTGCCATTATTTCAACTCCTCTGGTAAAGTTTCTTCTGAGTACCAAGTAAACCCATTAGACTCAGCCCACTCAGCGTGTGTTCTTTTTGTTCCATCTTTTCTTTTCTTTGCAGCAGGCATAGGTGCGTAAGGTTTTTGAAAGACGAACACAAGTTCCATTGTTTTTGGTAAAGACTTTCTAATCCAAACATACTTACTATACTCTGCATGATCCCAGAACCTACCTTTAGCTTCGATAATAATTTTATCTTTTGTAAAGTCAGGTTCATATTTTTTCTCAATAACATAATCAATTAACTTTCCATGATGATTCCAGTTTTGTAAGATACCTTTATGTAAATCATATTCCCATTTACTATCGTATCCTTTAGGAACTCCTTTCTCTCTTGGTCTAACTTTTCTAGGTTTTCTTCTAGCCATTTAAGTCTTCCAATGTAAAGTTAGGATTACGCTTTAACTTTTTATATATCCATCTTAATGAGTAAGCACTTAGCATTACTCTTCTATTAGAATAGAAATGTGTTTCTTCTGCTAGGAAAGTGTGTAATGTTTTTCTGTTTATCTTAGATACATCTTCTCCTTCTGGAACAAAAGATCGTAACCATTCTATAAGTAAATCTTTACCTCGTCTTCGTAATGCTTTTGATTTTTTACCATTCATTTAGTAACTTCCAAAACTTTAGGTGTCTTTACAACCTGAGTTAAATAACTATATCCTTTTGCATATTTGAATACTCGTAATCCTTTACCTTCGTTAGCATCTTTATGACATTCAAACTTATGTCGACACCAAGTACATCCTCTAGGAAGTTTCATATTTCCTGATGCACCATCTGGTATAGGATTATAACATAATTCAGGAGGATTGTCCACCTTTATCATCTTCTTAACATCTTTTATTCGTTTCTTCATGTTAGGTTTATCAAAAGAATCAGGTCTATATAATGCTATTTCACCTGACTCTTTATTCATGGCTAAGAAACCCCCTTTGTTTGTACCCATAGAGGCTTCGTATCCTGCCAACTGAGGGAGATAACCGAAAACATCATCTTCGGCTAGGGTTTTATCTTTAAACTTCTTAAACGCAAAGCCAGAAGCTGTCTTGATGTCTACTACTTCACCATCAATTATACAATCCATGTGTCCTTTTATACCTTGAAGAGATACTTCCTTCTGTTCTCCTGTAACTTTGTGTCCTGATAATTTAATTAACATTAACAGAACTTCTTCAAGAAGATGTCCGTATAAAAATTTAATAAACACAGAAGGTTTTATTTTTTCTGCTTCATCATTATCAGCTCTCATATCAAACCAAAGCTGTCTTTTAGGTTTACCTATATTAGACATACGAAGTGTTGCTGTATCTCTAGGTCTAGGATTAGCCCAATGGTGTAAAGCTTTTTTCATTGACTCACCAAACTCGTCTATGGTTTTATCATCAAGGTCTAAAGGTTTACCATCTGATAGAGCAGATAGTTTATCATAGATGTCCTCTACAAGCGTGTCTAGTTTTTTAATTTTTTTCTTTGCCATGATTTACAAACCTTAGTTTTCTAGTTGAAGGATTAAAACCTAAAAGTCTAACTCCTTTTTTAATTTGTGTTGGAGTTCTAACAGCACGAACACCCCAATAAATTTGTTTTGGATGATCTAGTTGTTCTGTTTTAACATCTATGTAAGTAATTTTTTCATCTTTAATAGCTATTAAATCTACTTCTCCTGTACAACCACAGTTTTTAAATACCTCATAACCTTCATCCCATAACCAAGTTACAGCATAATACTCGGCAATATCTCCTTTCCTATTTACTTCAATGTGTTTCACTCCAGTTCCCTCCTGTATCATATTCACCATCCAAAGGACAGCGTAGTTTAAATACTTCACCTGCTTCTATAATAGAACTGA